TTATATTGTGATTTCGCTTTATCTCGTACGTATTTAACTAAATCTCTTTTGAAATTCATATTTCTACTCTTAATTAGAATTATACCAAAAACATACAGCAAATGTCAAGAACTGTTTTTTGTAGGTGTTATTAAAACGTTGTGGCTGTAGTTTCAAATGTATATAACGCATATCGCATAGCATCAGCCATATGGGATGCCATATTATGCTTTGGTTTCTCTTTTAATAAATTAGGGTTTGGGTCCCATTGATATTGGTCTAGTGATATTAAGGCTTCTTTGCAAGTCTGATTAACAATAAGTTCATCATTATCAACTACTGTTGCAACATGTCCTATACCATCAAGTACTGATTTTTTAGCATTGATAGTACTAATATCGTAATTTTGTGCGAAGTCGTATCTTGTTTGTTGAGCTGCAGAGTCAATGTAAATGTAATCAATGTCCCATTTATGAATTAATTTTTGAATCTTCATTGCGTGGTGTTCTGTAGTCTTCTCCGCATCCATATATTCATCTATTAGATAATATTTTCTTTTATCCCAGTCGTAAGCAATTACACAAAATGCTGTAGGGTCTTTGTAACCTACGTCAAGACCCGCAAAAACATCCATCTGACTAACATCAAGTTGTGATAAATCTGCTATACATTCTTCATGGTTAAATGCCCAGACTTGGCCTTCATAGACATTAAAGTCTGCTAAGTACTCTTGTGCAAATTCATTCTCAGACATTGTTTTCTTTGCTTCAATAATATCTGATTCTGCTACACGAGGATTTTCATGATAAGTTGCTTTTACTGAACACCACTCTGGAAACTCCTCACTAAAACCTCTGTAGTAAAACTCAGCAAAGTAATTATTTCTACCCCTTGGAGTAGATATAAAGATTGCTTTTGAGTTTTCTTTGTCTAGTGTGGGCCTGAGCGCAACATTGAAAGCATCCCTCCCGTCTGTGAGAGCGGCCTCGTCGAATATGATGAGATCGTATGACCTACCCACAACCGAATCAACTTGGTTAATGGAGCCCATACGAATTGTAGAATTGTTTGAAAGTTCAATAACTTTATCTTTTGCATTGTCTCTAAGTACCTCTAAATCAAAATGTTTAATTAGATTTCTTTGCAAATCAAATGAGATTTGCGATAGTGAATAGTTAGGTGACATTAATAGTACATGACTGTTTGGTACTAAGCAAACCAGTTGTCCTATTATATTTGAAATGTATGTTTTACCTTGACGACGAGATATAGCCGCACAAACGAATCTATATTTGGGATTATTAACAGCATTTATAATTGCTTTTTGGGATGAGTTAGGTTCTATACCTAACAGTTCAAGATACTCCATTATGGGTAGTTTAATGAAACGACTCTCAGGATTTAAGTCCATAAGATAGTCGCCTAGTATATCTGTACGGCTAATTTCTATCAATGTATTGTCTCGTCAGGGAATATATTATCTTCTGAATCTATTAGTAAATCCAGCTCTTTTAGTTTAGTGTAAAGGTAGCAGTAAGTAGCCGATACTGTTTTTATCTTCTTCTCTGCTGGTGATAAGTCTCTAAATTCTTCTACTTTGATTAAATCTTGTAGCATTTTTCCTGCATGTACTATGCCTTCTTCAAGCCATAGTTTTGTTCCGTTTGCAGTTGCCATTATCTTCTCCTTTTTAGTCCTAATGTTCTTTTTTGTGATTTAGGCGGACGCTTCTTAGAGCCTCCTTTACCTGCCCAAAACACTTTGTTTGCCCAGTATGCTGCTGAAGATTTCCCTTTTCTAATGTTTTTAGCATGTCTTGCCTTAAAACTTCTTCTTGCTTCTGGACTGTAGTTATGGCCCATACCTTGAGCCCCAAATCTTATAATCTTTACTTTACCACCAACTTTTACAGCTACTACGGCTTTTTTGGTTTTATGGTTTGGGGTTCTTTTCGGTTTGTTAAGTCCGCTAAGACCTGCTCTTTTTAGCCTTGCTTTTTCTGCTGCTGTTAGTGCCATCTTTCATCCCTATAAGTAAAGATTTCTTTACTACTTTGTCGAGTCTTCCCGACTTCATAATTTTATTGATTTGTTTTAAAATACTATCTTCTTCTCCTTCTCGTTAATATAGTAGCAGGATTTCTTTTTCCAAATCTCGCGCTTTTTGGAGTAGTTGTTTTACCAAATCTTGGTCCTACAGCTTTAGGTGCTGCACTATATCTCATGCCACCAACACTGTAAGCATCTTTAGTGTTTACTAAAGCTCCAGCGGCTGCGTTCATATCTCTTGTAACTCCTCTTTGGAGTCTATGCTTACGAATCTTCTGAGTGTTATGAACACCAGTAGGTCCGCTTAGAAAATTGCCTGTTCTTGCCATTTTTAATTCCTGTTTACTCTCAACGAGTACTTTGGCTTATTAGCCTATTAATGAGAACTTCATTGTTTGGAGTTCTCGGTAAATTTAATAACTTTTTTAATTGGCAGCCATACTCTAGTTCTAGTTGAACTGCCACTTTTAATCTTTGTGATAAATCTAATACTTTTTCAATCTCATTAGTCAGATTATTCATATGCCTACTTTTTCTTTCGGCGTCTCCGTTTTGTAAAAGTTTTGACAAAAGTTGGTTTTCCTCCAATTCCTTGTGCCTTACTTCGTTTGCGGCGAACTGCCGACCTTTTCTCTGCTGCACTCATTCTTGAAGCGACTCTTGCAGGGACACATTTTGGATAGCCGCCTTTGGCTGTCCTTGCTTTTTTTCTTCCACAAGGTTGATATCTACCCTTTTTCTTAGGTCTAGATATATCTACCCATTTTTCTTTAAACCATTTTGTTAATCCGCCTTTAGGTTTAGCCATCTTGATGGTGGTCCATCTCCCCGTCTGCAATATAGTTTGCAGCAGAGACCACTTCATATTCTGAAATTGCTATTTTATTTGTAAACCAAGTAGGTAAATCTGCCTCTGGATTTGTTAAATGGTCTAGAATCATTTGAGAATGTGAAATTATAGTTTTGCAAGATTTAATTACTGAAGCTGCGTCAGTATGCCCATCTTTTTGTACTAATACGAATTTTCCGTTTTTTAAAAGTTTAGCTTCCATTTTTTACTTTCTGTTCAGCTTCAATCATTTTATCTTTAATATCTACTGACCCGTCCCAGTTTTTATCTTTTCCTGTGACTATATTTAATATTTGAGTTAGTTTGAATTTAAACCAATCTATCATTTTTTCCTTTTCCTTGCAACGCCCATCCTGTATTTTCCGCCACGCTGCTTATATGTTTTTACTAACCATCCATTTGCATATGCACTTGGATAGACCTTAAATTTTCTTCTTGCTTCTGCCTTCACTCTTGCATAAAGTGTAGGATTTGTCGGCACTGGCCTCTTTTTAGCTGCTTTTCTTTTTCTTGCCATTTCTTAATTCCATTAATCTTGCCCTGTCCTGTTGTATAATTACAGGTTGAGGTGTTTGATTTTTTCCACCTTTTGAAAAAGATGGGTGAGACCATAAATATTCACAAGTGTCCTGAACTTCATTTCTTTCTTCTACTATGGAGTCCATATCATCAAGAGTATAGTTCTCACCCATTAGATAGATGATCACCTCCCATGGTTGCTCATTCCAGTTAGTCTCATTTTCTATAAGAGTTTCTAACTTGAAGGGAACAATATTTGTAGTACCTGCTATAAATGATTTATAAGACCAGGGACATACGTTTTTTATCTTCCTAAAGTACCATAGCCAGACGGTAAAGTCTGGTAGAGGTTTAGCCTCTTGAACGCTTCTTCTTTCCACCCTTTTTCTTTTTCTTCTTTCCCATACCCTTTTGCTTTGCTAAGATAGCTCTTTGTAAAGCTTTTGGTAGTTTCTTTTGTTTAGCAGTTAGTGCCATGTATTGCTCCTATGTCCAACGCGGTGGTTTGTCTGGACACTCCGCCCATCTTATTTTTGTTTTGAGGGGCATAAAACAACTACAAAGTTCACAAACTTTCCACTTTTTTAAATGTGGGCATTGTTTGCAAATATTGTATCTTTCTTCAGGTGATTTCTTTTTCACCTTAAATTTTTAGGTAATTTTGCTCTGTGTTTTCTTTGAAGATTTGTTTTTCTTGCAAGTAGTCTTTTTACTCTTGTAGAAAGTTCTTGTTCAGGTTCCGAACCTGCTCCATCTTGAACTGTTCCTGACTCTACCTGCTTCACTGCTTTTTTCAAAGCATCTTCGATTGAATTTGACATTTATTCTCCTTTGTATGCCTTTTCTGCCATTTCTTTTGAAGGAAACTTAAATAGTTGTCCATCTTTACGAAAACACCAGTGTTGGCGTTTTTGAAATATAGGTAGTTCTACTTTTTTCTCTACCTTCTTTTCTGCTTTTAATTCTTTTGTTGTGTAATCTTTTTCCACTTTTTTCTCCTAACCATGCATTGAAAACATAGTCCATATGATGCCAGCTCCCGCTACAATGAGGGTACCTGACACACTAATTAATATTGTTTCTATTCTACTGATTGAACCTTCAATGTCATCAAACTTATTGAAACAAGTTTTCCACCTTTCAGCACATACAGCTTCATGTTTGGCAAGCTCTGCGGCCACTTCATTGGCATCCATAATGATTCCCTTTAAACTTTTGAACATTTTGTTCTTGATTAAATTATACCAAAATCAGAGGTGAAAGTCAAGTATTATTTTCTGATGGTGTATATTTTAACTGGTTCGGACTTTCCTTTTACCGTCACTTCGTCGAGGAACTCGTAGTCAAAACCGTCAACTAAACTGTGTTCGGATATGATTAAATCCGCATCATAGTCTTTACAAGAGGACTCTAACCTTGCAGCCAGATTAACCGCATCGCCAAGGACACTGTAATCGAAGCGAGTAGTAGAGCCAAAATTCCCAACCACGCAAGGACCTGTATTGATGCCAGCACCTGTATTAATTTGGTCAAGGCCTTCATTTTTAAGTGTTTCATTTAATTCTCCTAAAGCTACTCTCATTTCAAGGGCGGCTTCTGTAGCTTTTCTCTCTTGTTCTTCCACATCAAGCGGAGCATTCCAAAAAGCCATAATACAATCGCCCATGTATTTATCAATTGTACCTTCGTGTTTTAAAATAATTTCAGTCTGGTTGTCAAGAAAACGATTAATTAAGCGAGTAAGACCTTGGGGGTCTTTTTGGTATTTTTCAGAAATTGGTGTGAATCCTCGAATATCTGAAAAAAGAAAAGTAAGTCGTTTTGTCTCCCCACCCAATCTCAGTAATGTTGGGTCGTCCTGTAATTTTTTTACCAAGGCCGGACTAACATACGTACCAAATTGTTGTTTAATTTGTAATCGAAGCAAATATTGCGTAATGAAGTTACGGAAACTTTCAATAGCCCAGAAAGTAAATGCGATAAAAATAGTGCCAGAAACGTCA